TGCTCAATATTTAACCGCAACGCAAATAGGTAACAGGACATTCTTAGCAGATAGAACAACCAATAACTCTTATGCCACTATTCCAACGGCAGCAGGAACGATTGTTTTGCCGAATGCACCTAAGCAACCTACCACAGGAACAGGCTATGATACCACAACTGGATTGTTCGCAATACCAGAAGATGGCTATTATAGGTTTATAATGACAGGCGAGATTTATATTAAATATAATGATTCCGCAAGTAATTATATAAGAAACTTTCCTGTAACTGTTAACATTTGGAAATACGATGGCACTAACTATACCACGTTAGCAACTGTAACAACATTCAGAGGCGACCCATTATTTGGGGGCGATTTTTTTGATTGGGCAATCTCAATCGAGATGACAACTCCTGTTTTCTTAAAAACAACAGATGCGGTTTACCTTGAAATTGATACCCCGATAAATACATTCAGAGGCGGTTTGGGTACATTAGAATGGAGGTTTAACACAACCAATGTTCCGATTCAGTTTTACAATGTGCCAAGCGCACAGAAATACGATGGGGCAAACATTGAGTTAAAAAACTTTGTGCCACAAGATATGACTCAAGTTGAGTTTATGACCAACTTGAAGAACATGTTTAATCTTTATTTTGAGCCTGACCCAAATGTACCTAACAAGATTAAGATTGAGCCGAGAGATGACTACTATACTGACACAGTTGTTGATATTACCAACAAAGTAGACACAAGCAAAGAGATTAAAATTACTCCTCTTGAATTGGCTAAGTATAAAACTTATATATACCAGTATGAAAAAGATGATGATGAGTACAATCAGAAGTATAATCAAATTTCCCCATACACTTATGGATTTAGGAAGTTTGATATATCTAATCAGTTTATAAAAGAAACCAAAGACATAAAGGTAACATTTGCGCCAAGTCCATTGAGTGATACTCCTGGTTGGCACGATAGGATATTCAGCAAAGTAAGATATAAGAACAAAGACAATACCTATACACAGAAGGTTTCAAAGGGCAGGGTTTTATATGCCAATGTTTTGGAATCTGGGTTTACAAATGTTGTAACATTAGATGACAGGTCAGGAGGTGGCATTGTTCCTGTAAATGGAAGCAGCGTTCCTGTTTTCCAATATGCAGGACATTTGGATAACCCTAACAATGCGACATTTGATTTATCGTGGGGTGTTCCCGAAATTGTTTACTATTCAGCAAGTGGGTATACAACTAATAACTTATTTAATAAATATTGGCGAAAGAACATTCAAGAGATAACCGACCCAGATAGCAAAGTTATTGAATTGAGTTTAAAGCTAAATGAATTTGAAGTAAGGGATTTGACCTTTGACAAAAAGTATTTAATTGACCGCAGCTATTATAGGCTTATTGAGATTAATTACAATGTGGCAGGATATGACACTGTTCAATGCAAGTTCTTCAAGTTGTTGCCATATAGTAAGTGGCAAGACATTGGTGCTGAAACAATGAATGGTGGCAGCGAAATATGGACAGATGAGGAGGGCAAATTTGCAGGTGATTCTCCTGTTTTTTATAATGACCAAACAAAAGGCGATAATGGTTTCAATGGCAACTCAAATAACATGAGTTATGGGGATGGCAATGTACAAGGTAGCGAAACCGACAATGCGATTGTAAATAGTCAGGGCAATGCTTATGCAGGTGAGTATATTAATATTCTTGGAGGGGCAAACAATCAGGTTGCAGCATCAAATGTAAACTTGCTAAATTGTTCTGGATATACGGCAGGGGTTTATGGTGAGCAGGTTATTAACAATATTCAATATCCATTTTATGCAGCAAGTGGATTCACGCAATACGATGTGTCAGGGATATATACAACTCCTGTTTGCATCATTCCTAAATTTGATGGCTATTATACGGAGATTACAGACATATATGGGCAGGTTATATATGACCCACTTGTTTCGCCAAGTGCTTACAATGCAACGAAGATTCAGTTAAAATACGAGAATGATTCGACAACCATTGCAGAATTACCGAGTGCGTTAACGAGTTCAGCAGTTGACACAAGATACAAAGGGACAGTTATAGCTAATTTGGCTCAATTTGAAGATGCGGTGTTTATAACATCAAAAGAGGAAATGACAGGTGGCAATAGTGCTATCAATGTTGAAGTTTATTACAGATTAAAACCTATAAAATAATGGCACAGACCGAAGAAATAATTTTAAAAACCACGATTGACACGGGTAGTAGTACCGAGAGTATTAAATCTGTAAAATCAGAATTAAGGCAATTAACCAACGAACTTGCAAAGTTAGAGCCGGGAAGTGCAAAGTTTGTTGAGGTATCTCAAAGAGCAGGTAAATTAAAAGACCAAATCGAAGATGCAAATAATGCCGTAAAGGCATTTAATCCAGAGGCAAAGTTCCAATCATTTGCGACTGTACTTGGTGGAGTTGTGAATGGGTTTACTGCCATACAAGGTGCAATGACAATCTTTGGTGACAAGAACAAAGACATTGAACAGGTAATTGCTAAAACACAAGGTGCGATTGCTCTTGCCACAGGTATAAATGGATTAATGGGAATGAAGGATGGTTTTATTAATTTGGGTAGCCAGTTGATAAAAATGATTCCTGCATTAAAGTCATTTGGTGCTGCTGCGGTTGGTGCATTGACAGGTGGTATTGCAACTGCCATTATTTTAATTATCTCATATTGGGATGACTTAAAAGCAATGGTAACAGGAACTGTTGAAGAAGTTAAATTAGGTGAGAAAGAAATTGCAGAGGCAAGGGATAAAGGACATGAGGCATTTAAAAAGGCATCACAGGAAAGAGCAGATATTGCCAAACGTGAGGCACAAACTAAAAAAGAAGGCAGAGCATTAGATTTAGAACTTGCTGCAATAGATAGAAAATTAAAACTTGAACAAGCAGTTGCAGATGGAAAACTTGCAGAACAACGAGCATTAATTGAGGCTGAATATCGCAAATCTGTTTCAGATATCAACAAGAAATATGATAAAGAGGAAGCTGATAGATTAAAAGCAAAGCAAGAAAAAGAGGATAAGGCACTATTAGATAAAATACAAAAAAGATTTGACCAAGAAGATAAGGCTGACGATGAAAGATTAAAAAAGATTATTGAAGGTAGAGAAACGGCATTTAAACAAGAGGTCAAACAAATTGAAGAACAAGATAGGTTAAGGAGATTAATTCTTGCTAAAAAATTAACCGCTGATGAAATAACTAAACAAGAATATGATGCAAGATTAGTTGAATCAGAAAATCAAAAAAACGCATTAATAATTGAATCAGGCGAAAAATATTATCAAGATGTAACTGCCCAACAAAATGCACTAAAAGAAGCGGAAGTAACGGCAGCTTTAGTAAAAAAAGAAACTAAAGAGCAGTTGCGAATGAAGGAACTTGAGAATGAGCAATTTTATGCTAACTCTTATATGTCTATATTAAATGACGTAGCAAATGCAACAGGTGCGAATGCTGAAACTATGAAAAGCATTGCTATTGCTCAAACTACTATTGACACATATTTTGCAGCACAAAAAGCATATTTATCTCAAATAATACCTGCCGACCCAACATCAGTTGTGAGGGGTTATATAGCAGCAGCAGTTTCTATTGCAGGAGGTTTAGCAAGGGTAGCAGCTATTGCAAGAACAAATCCAAGAGGGTCAGGAGGAGGAAGCATACCATCAGGAGGCGGAAGTTCAGCACCACCACCACCAATGATTGCACCTGCAAGCAATGCAACCAGATTAACCAACGGAAATGAGCCAGTAATTACAAGGTCATTGGATGTGAAAGAGAATCGGGTATATGTATTGGAAAAGGACATCACATCCACACAAGGCAGGGTTGACAATATCCGCAATCAGGCAACAGTACAATAACAATTTTAACAAATTAATCTATTTATAAGAGATGGAAAAATTACCCATTTACAGATTTAAAGTTGGCGAGGATGATGAGGCCGAAGTAACCGCAGTTGCTTTGGTTGATATGCCTGCCATCGAAATGAACTGGCAAGCCTTCAATAATCAGTTTATAGTTGAGCCAAAAGAAGGCGAGAGCAAAGATGAATTTGTTTCTCGCTGCATAGGGGTTGAAGTTGGCAATGGTTATGAGCAAGACCAAGCAGCAGCAATGTGTTATGCCAAGTGGGAGAAAAAAGGTTTTGCAGAAGGTATGCCACACTATACTGCCGATGGCAAGTTATGGACAGGCCCAACACATAAAGATGCGGATGGCAGATTGATGACAGGCGCAACACACACAGAAGATAGTGAGTATTTATACCACGAAGATGAGTTGCAAAAGTTTGAAAGCTATACAGACTATCCAGAGGCAGCCAAAGAAAATGCAAAGATTGCTTTAAGATGGGCAGAGGAAAACGGATGGGGTGATTGTGGAACGGATGTGGGCAAGGCAAGAGCCAATCAGTTAGCAAATGGTGAGGCAATTAGCCGTGATACCATTGCAAGGATGGCAGCATTTGAAAGGCACAGGCAGAACTCAAATAAGAAGTTAGGTGATGGTTGTGGAAGATTAATGTGGTTAGCTTGGGGTGGTGATGAGGGCATAGAATGGGCGCAAAGGAAACTTGAGCAAATAGACAAAAAGCAATTCAAATTTGCAGCCGACAAAGAAAAAAGAATCATATCTGGACCGCTAATGGTGGCGGATTTGCCAATCTATCGTTCAGATGAGAATGGCGAATATTACGGACTGTTTACGGCAGATGACATTTATAACATCCGCAATAAGTTCTTTAAAAAGTCATATACCAAAGAAGTCAATGCAATGCACGATTCAAACCAAATGATTGAGGGTGTATATATGATTGAGTCCTTTTTGATTGATAGCAAAAGAGGCATCCACTCCCCTGCTGGGTTTAAGTTAACCGATGGCAGTTGGTTTGGCTCATATAAAGTGGACAATGATGAGGTGTGGAATGAATTTATAAAGACAGGCAAATTCAAAGGATTCTCGGTTGAGGGTGTGTTCAATATGGTCAAGATAGACAAGAAACCGCAAACAACTATTGAGAAAATTATCGAGATAGTGAAACAAATCGAAGATTAAAAAGCAACAAAAAAATAAATATCTATTTAATAAAAAAGAACATGACACGCAAAGAAGCATTTGAGAAAATCCAGAAGTTACTTTTTGGAGAGCAAAAAATGGCAGAAGCTAAATTAGCTGATGGAACAATAGTTCAATGGGAAGGCGAACTTGTAGAAGGTGTAGCCATTAACGTAATTGCAGAAGATGGAAACACCACTCCTGCACCTGATGGAACTCACGAACTTGAAGATGGAACTAAAATCACAACCGTTGGTGGTTTAGTAACTGGCATTGAAAAACCAGAAATGGAAATCGAAGTTGAAGTTGAGGACAAGAAAGAAGAAAAGATGGCAAGTGAGTTTGAAACCGCATTCGCTAAATATGCAGAAGATTTCGCAGGTGTTGTTAGCCGTGTTGAGGCTATTGAAACTGCAATGAAATCTTACGAAGAAAAACTTGCAGCAATCAGCAAAGAGATGGAAAGCAAAGACAAATCAATGGGTGAGAAATTTGCTGCCGTTACTGAAATCGTAAAAGAGATTGCTGAAACTCCTGCTGAACCTTCAGAGAAAAACAAACCAAATGGTGCAGTAAAATTCTTATCTGAAAAGAAAGAAAAAGCACTAACCGCAGATGACAAAATAAACGCTTTCTTACAATGGAAAGCAGCAAGAAAATAATTTATAACTAATTTAATTTAAACAAAAAAATGGCTGGATTTCAAGTTGGTAGTTTAAGTAACTACACCAAAACAAACGAGCAAATGCTCATCATCAAGTCTTACTTCGAACCTAAGACTGCATCTGTAATGCAAAAATTAACAGGTGTAAAATCATCAATTCAAGTACCTTCTTTATCTAATGACCTGTATTGGCAAGCAGGTGGAACTTGTGGATTAATCAACGCATCAGGCGACACCACAATTTCTGCTCGTGTTCTTACAGTAGGTAAAGTAAAAGCAGAGCAAGCATTCTGCGTGGCTACACTTGAGGCAAAATACACCCAGTTGTTACTTGCACCAGGTTCACAATACGAATCACTACCAGGCGGTATCGATGAGGCTTTTATGAATACCGTTATCGGTGATGTAAAAGACAAAATCGAGTTAGCTATCTGGCAAGGTGATACTGCTAAATGGCAAGATTACTTGAACAAATTTGATGGTCTTGTAAAGATTATCGGTGCTGCTTCAGGCCCAGTTCAAGCTAACGCTGCTGCTTACATTACTCCTGTAACTGCCGTAACTGCTGCTAATGTAATTGACGTAATGCAAGCTATTTACGCTGCTATCCCTGTGGATATTATCAACAAGCCTGACTTGAAGATATTTATCGGTGAGGACATCAGCCGTTTGTACATAACTGCATTAACTAATGCTAACCTGTTCCACTTCATGCCTACTGATAATTCACTTGGTGAATACAAATTACACGGAACTAATGTAGGTGTAATTCCAGTACCAGGATTGAATGGTCAAAAAGCAGCATACGCTTTGAGAACTTCAAATATGTTCTTAGGTGTTGATTTGGAAGGTGAAGATGAAGAAGTGAAAGCATGGTACTCTGAAGATTATGACCAAGTGATGATTCGCTTGAAATTCAAAATGGGTGTTCAGATTTCACAAACTTCTGAAATAGTTAAATTTACTTGGTAATCATTTGGGGAGGGTAACACCTCCCCTTTAATAATTTTAAAAACATGGCATGTGCAATAGTATCAGGATATAGCCTCGACTGTAAAGATACAGTTGGTGGTATTAAAAAAATCTATGTAACCGAACTGGCAAACGTAACTGCCGTAACTGAGAATGCAAGTGGTTTTGTAACAAGCATAACTAAGGCAGCAGGTAAGAAATTCTTTGTTTATGAGTTAGAACCTCGTGGACAGAACAACTTTACCCAAGCAATACAAAGTGATGCCACAGTTGGAACAGTTGCTTATGAGCAAACTCTGACTGCTAACTTTGTGAAGTTAAAATACGAAACTCAGGCTACATTACAGAACCTGATTAAAAACAGATTGTCTGTAATTGTTGAAACAAAAGACGGCAGCTATTGGTTATTCGGTAAAGATAATGGCTTAGAGGTAACAGGCGGAAACGCTAACTCTGGACAAGCCATGAATGAGTTTCAAGGTTACACTTTGACACTCTCTGGCATGGAGAAAAACCTTGCTAACGAGGTGAGCAGCTCAATAATAAGCGGATTGCTTTCATAAATATAAGGGGTTGTTGAGAAAGAGGGAGGCTTCGGCCTCCTTTTTTTATGCAATAAATTGTACTTTTGCTATTTATAATTGATGATTCAGTTCACAAAAGGCCAAAGCAATACACTAACATTGACTTTGACAGAGAATAGCACGTTAACAAACCCTATTTATCTGTTCCAGTTCAATAATCAGCAGACCAATGTTGACTATTATTTCATTGCTAATGATACGAGCCAATATAAAGAACGCTACAATCGGTTTGTTATAGCGTCAGGAACGAATACATTGAATGCCGAAATAGAGTTAGGCAATGAGGGGTTTTATAATTACTATGTTTACGAAACAAACCTTGCCAATACATCGGGCTTATCCAATGCAGAGGAGGCAGTTCCTTACATTGTAGGTCAAGTTGAGAATGGTTTGGTTTGGGTATTACCAGAGGCAGATGCAATAATCAACTATGAGCCAGATGATGACACGGCAGTTGCATACGAGCCTGTTGAATTTGATTATTTAGTACAAGAAGATGATGCGTACATCTTACAAGAAGATGGATATTTAATACAACTATGAGCAGCGATAAAAGAATAAGCGAATTAACATTAGTTGCAGCCAATGCAAGCGGAGATATGTTTCCGATGGTGCAAGGCTCGACAACATTCAAGACAACACTTGCCAAGATTTCAACTTTTTTGCAGGGTTATTTGACGGCATCCACAAGTGCAAAAGGAGTTGTTGAGTTAGCAACTAATGCAGAAACACAAACAGGAAGCGATACAACGAGAGCAGTAACACCTGCTGGACTTGCTTCAGTTGTTGCAAGTGAATCATTGGCAGGACTTGCTGAGATAGCCACACAAGGTGAAGCGGATGCAGGCACAGATGATGCGAGAATCATAACTCCATTAAAGTTAGAGAACTTTCATAAATGGGCAACAAAGGAAAATATATTAAATACTGCTAATACTGCGAGTGGTGTAAGTTCAGTTACATTGAACACGACAAGTGGAGTTTGCACATTTACTCAATCTGTTGTGAAAAATAGCCTTGCTAATTTTACTCTTAACAATACTAATATAACTAACAATTCTGTTATAGATTTTGAGATTAAATACTCAGGCTCAGGCGCACCTGTTGTTATGTATTATCAAACAACTGCAAATCAAGTTACATTCCATATAGCAAACCTTCAACTCACTGGACATAATGCAGATACTGATGCTGACATTACAATCTGGTTTAAAATAGTAGGATAATGAACCTAATAAAAATAGAATTTGAAAACAATAAAGTTCCTGCATTTGTAGAGCCACGCAAAGGCTCGCAACAAAAGTGGGTGTTTTATGGCGAGAATAATGACTATCCGCAATTCCTTACAACCTTGTTTAATAGGTCGGCAAAGCATAACGCTATATGCACAGATAAGCAGCTATATATAACAGGGCAAGGTTGGGTATTTGATTCAACAGGAATCGAAGGTGAAGCAGAGGCACAATTAAGAGCATTTATTGACAACCCTAATCCTTATGAAACACTCAATGATTTGCTTTCTAAAACTGCATTGGATGAACTTCTTTATGGTGGATTTTATCTTAAAGGTGTATGCGATAAAACAGGGCAGTTAGCTGAACTATATCATGTGGATTATAGCAGGGTGCGAAGCAACGAGCATAACTCGGAATTTTACATTTCCGATTTTTGGGTAAATACGGATGGAACATACAAGGCAAATCTTAAACCTGATGAGTATGAAACATTGCCTGCGTATGACCCAAGCAAAAAGCAGAAAGTTTACATATTTTATTACAAGTCTTACAGGCCGGGTTTAAAGACTTACACTTTGCCCGAATATATTGGTGCAGTTCCTGCAATTATAACCGATGCGGAAATTGCAAACTTCCATAGAGCCGAAATTCAGAATGGGTTTAAGGGTTCTAAGATGATTGTATTTAAGAACGGAGTGCCTTCGGATGAGGAGATGAAGAAAACCGAAAGGCAATTAAAAGCCAAGTTTACAAATACAGATTCGGCAGGTAGTATGGTTGTTGACTTTGTGGATGACCCTAACAGAGTGCCAGATGTGTTGACTTTAAATGGAGATGACTTTGATAAACGATATGAGGCATTAAACAAAACCATTCAAGAGGAAATATTTGTAGGTCATAAGGTGGTATCACCTATGCTTTTTGGTGTAAGAGTTGAAGGTCAGTTGGGTGGTAGGAATGAAATGATTGATGCTTTTCATTTATTTCAAAACAAATATATTTCGCCAAAACAGGAAATACAGGAAAAGATTTATAACATTTTTGCACCTGTTAAAGGCAAGTTACAGATTAAGAAAGTTGAGCCAGTAATGCCTTCATTTAATGAAACAGTATTAAGTGAAATCTTAACCAAAGATGAAATGCGTGAGATTATAGGTCGCAAACCTTTGGATATATCTACTAATGTAAACAAAGACATAACAGATTCATTGAACTCATTGAGTCCGATTGTAGCGAATAAGGTGTTGACTTCACTCACAGTTAATGATATAAGGGCAATCGTAAATAAACCACCACTTGCAGGGGGTGATGTGTTACCAAATAGCGCACCTGCACCATCTGGATTTTCTAATTCAGAACCAAAGAAGCAAAATGATGAGTTGGACTATTCTGTATTTTCCAAGTATGGTGAGCCTATTGAAAACTTTGTATCAGTAAAGACAAAAAAGTTTATTGCATCAAGGCAAGAATTTTTATCTAAGTTGGAAGAAGGTGTTTTGGATATTATCAAAAAGACTCCAGATGTAACGGCAGAAGATTTGGTTAAGATATTTGACACGGATAAAACAAAGATTGATGATGCACTTGAAACCCTGACTGCTGAAGGTTTAATAAAGCTATCAGACAAGGGCATAAGCCTGACCAACAAAGGCGATAAAAAAAAAGTTCCTGACTTTGAGCAGTTGTTTATTAGATACAGATATGAATTAAGACCAGATGCACCTGCATTGAAACCAGGTGGAAAGTCAAGGGATTTTTGCAGAGCAATGATAAGCAACCCACGTTATTTTAGCAGGGAGGACATTGATAATATTAGCAGGGATTTGGGGCAGTTATACGATATACCAAATTATGATGCGTTTAAAATGAGGGGCGGTTGGTATCATGACCCGAATATGGATGTAAATGTGCCTTATTGCAGGCATATCTGGAAACAAGAATTAGTTAAAAGAGCAAGATAATGGCAGTAAAAGTAATGCTTCTAAGTGAAGCGACATTAAAAGAAAATAGTGTATTGCAGGACAACGTGGATATGAAGGTTGTTACACCAACTATCTATCACGTTCAGAACTTCTATATTTTACCTATATTAGGCACATCTCTATTCAATGAGATAATAGACCAAGTGAGGGTAAATAATGTGTCAGCATTGAATAAAACATTGCTTGACCTATACATCACTCCTTGCATGATTTGGTACACAAGGGCAGAGTTGCTTATTCACATGACATATAAGATGTTTAACAAGGCAGTTGGGGTGCAGAATGCAGACAATATGAATCCTGCCTCTTTGGATGAGTTGATATACATTAAGAACGAGGCAACAAACAACGCACAGGAATATGCCCAGAGGTTAACGAAATATTTGTTAGCTAACGAAGACCAATATCCTTTATTCTTAAATCAGCCGAATGTGGAGATTGATA